GTGGAAATTAGGGCGCTTACCAAAAACTCCATAACAGTGCGTCTTCTGAATGGGACAGACAAAGACTCTGGTGGATATGCTTCTTTTAAATTACTGTTTTTTGAGTAACTATTTAAATTCATACCAGCCAGTGAATTTATATTCCCAAATCTGAGCAATCCAAAATGTACCTACCAAGCGCGGGGATGTAACAATAAATGTACCATAGCGGCAACCAGAAGATGTTGCTTGATTTCCAACCAAAAAAGCATAAAAATCTCCAACAGTGTGAGCGGTGAATTTATGAGCCCCTTCATCGGTTTGGCTGTTTACATCATCCGAACAGGTCACAAATCGGAAAAATCCGTCATGTTTAAGCTGTGTCGGACTGCTTAATATATTAATATCTTCGGCATTTATTACGCCTTTTTGTTGGTTGGTGTTTAGCACATTATAAAGATCCATCAACACCTTGCCCTGCGCCGCCGATAACGGCAGCTTAGCGTTGTCGGTCACGCAGTTATTTACAATCTGCCCCAACAGACACACACCGGTCATCCAGTCCCGGATGTCCGCAAAAAACTTCTGCACCTTTCCCAGGACCGTCTTGGCACTGTCTCCTGCTGCCGGTACTGGATACTCAGCCTGGGACGTCTCAGTGCTCGTGATTACCGTCTCTGAAATGTCACCTCCGGACGCGTCTGCCTTCTTTGCCAGCTCCTCATCAATCTTCTCCGTGTTTTTATTGATTTTGTCGATCTCAACAAAATCGTTCGCATCCGGCATATTTAAGCCAAGATTTTTTGTTGTCTTCATCGGCTTGCTCCTTTCTGCCACTTCGCGTCCTCATGCAGCCCCGCCCAGGTCTCAGTCTTAAGGCTTCCCCAAGTTGCGCTTTTAAATCTGGACCACCGGTTAAATACCACATACACATCCCGCACCATATTGGCCGGTACCATGTTATTTACAATTTCCCGGACATTGTCCGTAAGGCGCACAGATGCCAGCTTTACTCCGACATGTACCGTATACTCTCCAGGCTCCACCAGCAAAACATAATTCTCTGCCCCGCCACACAGTACATTCAGCACTTCAATCAGCTTATTCTGCGTATACGGCAGATTCGACACAAAGTATCCTTTTACCCTGCGTACCCGGTCCTCCAGCGTATCATCCGGCAACGGAATGATTCCCAGCATAGTCTCCAGTTCAGAGCATTCATCCGCGTCCATTGACGTCAAATAACGGTTATCAAGCACGCTTTTCAGTGCTCTCCACAACCGTTTTATTTCAATGTCTGCCGCTTTGCTGATCTCCTTAAACTCTTTCATGTTTTCGATATGTTCCGGCCAGTACAGGCTAAAGCTGCGGCTAAAATCATTCTCATTCAATTGTCGTTACCTCCATTGATAAAAAGGCCGGGATGGCATCCGCATCCAGCACCAGGTTCGCGCTGGCACCGTTCAGTGTAGTCCCTGTGATATCTGCGACTCCTTTCACGTCCAGGACCGCCGATTCCAGCCTTGATATGTAGACGGTCAGATTGCTTGATTCTTCCCATGTTTTTGCCAGGCTGTGCAAGTACTCTTTCACCTTGTCCTCTATGGCCGTCTTTAAGCTGCTGTAATCATAACCGCTCTCAAACTGGATTGAGGTCTTCACAGTTACATTTTCTGCAGTTACTGCTGCCGCGGTAAAATCGTGCCCGATTGGGGCCACCCCATAGCCTTCGGATGGAGTCGGGCAAAACTGATTCTGCACCTGGCTCACCAGATATTCCGATGGCACTGTAAAGTCTGACGAAATCAACACGGCCTTGACCGTTCCGCCGCCGTTCCATACCGGATAAATCTTTGCCCCGCCAATCCCGGCCACGGTCTTCAACTGCTCTTTGTATGCGGCAATATTTCCGGCAAAGGAGGTTGCGGTGAAGGATTCCAGGTATCTTTTATAAAAGCTTTCCTGAGATTCATAATCTTCCCCCGGCGTCAACAGCTCCGTAATGGTGCAGCTGTTCAGGCCATCCACGAAATCAATCATGGTCACCTCGCCTTTCAAGCCGTTCGGTCCGCTGCCAGACTCCTCACATACCATGCGGTAACTTCCATCTTCCAGCTTTTCAGCCACTCTGTAGTTATACGCTTTTAAGTTTGCCCGGGTTCCGATTGGCAGCTCTGCGTCTGCTGTTGCCTTTACCTCCGCATGGCTAGCCTCCTTCGGCGTCAGGCCACGGTCTGCCGCGATCAGCTTCAGATGCTCATAGTCTGCCGTGCTCGCATGTGCCTGCTCGCCAATAAAATCCATCTGGATATAGATTTTTTCCAGCTCATAGGCCAGCACCGACAGTGCATTGAACACCAGACTTCCCTCTGTTTTCAGCACATCGTCCGACACATTGCCCTGCGCACGCGCCAAAATGGCGCTATATGTTTCATTGCTATAAGTTGACATCGTATTCCTCCTCTATGCTTCCCAACAGTGTCTGAACAGAAAATGTTACTGTAATTTTCGAACCGGTCCGCTCAAAAGCATAATCATCAATTTCGGTAATGTACTGGTTCACCTTAAGGGCTTCTTCGATCTCATCTCTCAGATCTGTCTCCAGGTACTCATCTGTCAGTGTCTGGCCCACATACTGCTCCAGATCAGCCCCATAATCCCAGGAATATATCTGGTACCGGAAACGCTGCGTATGCAAGCAGCACCATATCCAGACCTTAAGAGCCTCCACGCCTTCCACGATTCGCCCCGTCAGCTGCCCGGTCTCAAAATCCACCTCGTATTCCTTCGGCATTTCAATGACTACCGCCGTAGCTTTCTGGGCCTGTATGGTGCTTGATAAATAACTCGGTAATATACTCATCCGCCACTCACCACCCTGTCTAATATCACATACTTTGTGTCTGACAATTTAAAAAGAGCTACCACGTCCCCCGCTTTCAGCGGCGCACTGTAGCTGCTCTTATCCTGGTGTGATTCCGGAACATCAACCTTTGTACAGACAGAGGCAAGCAGACGATCCGGAATATACAAGTCCTCCGCATATATTGGCAAGTCCCCAATGCTGCAGGTTCTTGCTCCAGTCATGGTCGCCAGCTGGATCGGGGCGGTGTTGTTAACCGCTCCCTGTTCCCGCATCATATTCACCATCTCTTCAAAAGGGTCCGTCATTTCTTATCACCGTCCTCTTCTGTTTCAATATCTTTCTCATCCATGAGCTGCTCAAAAGACAGCTCCAGCTCCATCTGGTACGTTCCGCCCTGCCAGGTGTGCTTGTCCGTCTTAATCCAGTATTTTCCAGATAGTCCGGTAGCCACATCCTTCACGGCCACGGAGTAACCGCTAAGACAGTTCCTGTCTCCGATAGCCGACAAAGATATGTTTTGTGTCGGATTTACCTTCAGCATGTTTTTGGCCACCGTTGTTGGATCCACGCCTTTTTCCAGCGTGTAAATATCCTGGAATGTTCCAAACTTCTGCAGGCTACTATCGTCTTTCACCTCACCGACCTGATTTCCCTTATCATCATAGATCTTCACAGTGTTTTTGATGCCGTCCATGGTCTCCGATATAGAAGCAGCTGTCACATTCAGTCCGTCGGATAACGTAAAGTTGCCCACTGTATACACCGCTGGCCATACTCCAAAAGCCCGCTGCCAAATCATAGGCAGATACCGATTGCCGGTTATTCGGTATGCCTGCGTGTAAGCGCCCATGATAATGTCATAAAACGCTTTGGAATCACAGATCATGGACTTAATATTGATCCCAGTCGGCTCCAGATGATTATAGGGCACCTGGATGTCTGCCAGAACCTGCGCCGCTATGGCTTCCGGAGTCGTATTTTTAAAGTTGTAACGCCCGTTTGATTCCAGCAGATTCTTCATCATGTCGTAGGCGGTATATGTGATCGTTCCGATGGCCGTAGACCGCTCTATACTAAAAATCTGGCCATAAAACAGTTCTTCGGTACCAATCAGGAATGAAATATAATCCCCCACACAGACTGCCGGAATTTTTAATCCTGAATCATACGGATTATTTAAAATTGCAAATTTCACGGACCGGCCAGCACTTAATATGCTGCCGGACCATGTCACAGATTCCACTGCATCTGAAATATCATAAACAATATTCTGGTCTGGTTTGATTAACTGTAATGTCATGATTTCGCCCCCGGAATGGTCAGCACCTGTCCCGGCTTAATCAGGTTCGGGTTGCTGCCGATTACGCTTTTATTCTGTTCATAGATGGCCTGCCAGCTAGTGGAGCCGGTCAGTTTCCGTGCGATCCCGCTGAGGGTATCACCGGATTTGACCGTATAGCTCTGCGTTGCAGTCTCAGCTGCCGGAGCTTCCCTGGTTGCTGTATCCGTTGCCGCCGGAGCTGCAGGAGCCTCTTTTACTAGGGTGGATGACGGGATGCTGACAGTACGGTATTCTTTCATAGTCAGTGTATAGTTCATGTCTCCGGTACCATCATTCTCTCCCCACTCGAAAGATTCAATGGTCACATACATATTGATTCCCGTGCCGGTGATTGTAAGCTTTACTTTCCCGGCACGCTTCATCTTTTCAATACGTTCCACCATCTTCTGTGGCTTGTCGCTTCGACAGTCACAGTAACCTTCATCGTAGTAACATGGAAAAAAACTGGAAAAACTAATGCTCCGCAGCTTCCGCTTTCCAAGCAAAGTTACTTCGCCCAGATTGCACACGGTCACAGAAGTGTTTTCCTGTTCCGATGTTACGGTATATTCTGCTGGCAGCACCGGGATTCTCACCCGGCCGCCGCTTCCCTTAAGCCATATCTGCAACTGGAACACCTCCCATATTTCCGGATGCGGCTTTTATTCTGCGCATCAGCTCATCTGCAATACGCACGATGTCAGCCTCTTCGCGTACCACAATCTGATCAGCCAGCTTTGCGACATTCACAGACTGTCCCTGTCCGGCTTTTGCCATCTGCATAGATACATCATGCGGGTAGATGCGGGTGCCCTGCGGCAGATCCAGAATCTCGCCGCCACGCTCATGCACCTGTACCAGACCGCCACGCCAGGAACGATCTCCAATAGCTCGTCCAGACACCTTTTTCGTACTGGTTGCTCCGGAGTTTCCTTTGTCCATGCCGAAAATAGCTTGAACGCCATTGACTATACCGCCGATTGCCCCGGTCACAGTTGATATAAGACCCATAATCTCATCAACAATTCCACCGAAGATCTGTTTCACGCCACTCCATGCCTTTTCCCAGTTTCCAGTAAATGCGCCTGCTATAAACGTGGTAATACCTTGAACCACATTTATAAATCCTGTAATGTACTGCGTAATTCCCGCAAATGCACCCGCAAAGAATGATACTGCCGCACCGCAAGCGCCAGCAATCACGTTTCCAAACACATCCATAACCACCGGTGCCGCTTCCATGACCTTATCAATAAACGGCTGCAATGCATCTTTGATTTTCTGGAAATTAGCACTGATTTTTTCAAATGCCGGAGATGCGCCACTCAGGCCAGCTTTGAACGTATCGAAATGCGTCTTAATTGCAATCACCGCAATGGCCAGCGCTGCAATCACGCCCAGAACAATACCAACCGGTGACGTGATGGCCGCAATCGCTGCCTTGGCCAGCCCGGCACCTGTATGCAATGCCTTAAATCCACCAGCTGCCTTTGATGCAATGCCGATAAATTTATTGACGCCCATGCCAACTCGTCCAATCGTAGATATCACCTTGCCGAATGCTATCAGACCGGGTCCAACAGCCGCCGCCATTGCCGCCCATTTGATAATCTGCTTCTGCTGGGCTTCATCCATGTTGTTGAACTTGTCCAGCAATCCGGTAACCTTTTCAACAAAAGGTGTGATGGTATTGGCCACTGTGTCACCAACCGTGTACTTAAATACATCAAACGATGATTTCAGCTTTTCCACCGCACCGCCCGGTCCAGACAGCAGCGCATTCGCCATATTGTTGGCGGCTCCGGTCGAATCTTCCAGCCCCGCCGTATACTGCGCAAAGGTATCCGGAGACTGTTCGATCAATGTCAGCCACTTGCCCATCTGGTTCTTTCCAAAGATGGCCGATGCCGCCGACATTTTCTCCTGATCATTCAGCCCGGCAAAAGAATCATGCAGCTTTTTCTGCATGGTCTGCATATCATCCATCTTACCGGTAGAATCAAAGAAGTTCAGTCCTAGCTGTTTCATGGCATTGGCGCCCTCTTTCGCCGGTGATGCCAGTCTTGCCAGACCGGTTTTCAATGCGGTTGCGCCCTCTGCGCCCGTTACACCTGCATCCCCAAATACATCCGTGATAACGGCCAGATCTTTAAACGACCAGCCAACGGAATCCAGCATCGGGCCAGCTGTAGACATTGCATCAAACAGATCCTGGACCGTTGTATTCGCCTGCGCCTGAGCCTTTGCAAGCATATTGGAGGCATCCATAGCATTCAGCCCCTGATCAGAAAAGATTTTCAGGGCATTACCAACACCTCCGGTAATCACAGACAGATCTGCCGCGGTACCAGCGGCCAAGTCCATAGCCGGTGCGATCATATCCGCCGCCTGCGCTGCGTCAAAGCCCTGTCTCGCAAAGTTCAGCGCCGCGTCTGCCGCGTCCTGCATGCCATACACAGAATTGGCCGCCGCGGACTTAATCGCGCTTTCCAGGCCTTTCGCTTCGGCATCCGTGGCCCCCATTGTCTGCTGTACCAGCTTCAGAGACTTGTCTACACTTCCAAATTCCGTTGCAGAAGCGGCTGCCAGACCAACCAACGGCATTGTTACGGCTGCTGTTGCCTTTGTTCCCAAGCTGGAAATTCCATTGCCGAATTTTTCCACACTCTTCCATGCATTCTGTGCCTTTTTGGTTCCGGCTGTTAGTGTCTCCAGCGTTTTCTTAAAAGAAGCGGTGAAATTGTCAATTAAATTAAACCGTACATCTACATCTTTCTTTGCCATATTTCACCCTCATCGCCTAAAGAAACGTCGTGTAAGCAAGTAGCTAATCTCATCCAACATTAATTCTGGATATTTCTCTTGATACTCCTGACGCGTCTGCTCTGCATAATGACGCCCAGGGACAAAACCACCTGTAAAACGGCCATGAAAGTCATACTTTGCATGACCGTTTTCAACTAAATGAAAATGGGGTGCTTTGTTTGTACTTGTCACAAATGGTCCATTCGTTCCTATTGCTCCCCTAACATTCCATTTTTTTATTCGATCCTTGTATTTCCCCGGCATTTTAACGTTAACATCATTATTAAATTTTTCAGCAACGTTAAACAACGCATTCAGTAACTCTTTCGGCGATTCCTCTATAAGTACTTTCATGTCTGCCGCCAACTCATCAGCGCCTTTAAATTCAAGTCTTAGCATGCTATCCTCCTATAGTGTCCTGAAGTTCTTTGATATGCTCCGCTTCCATTTTGACAAAGGCGTGAATGACTCGCTTATCGGATTCATGCGCATCGTAATAAACCGATGGTGCCCAGTCATGATTACAAAAAAGGTAATACATTAACTGGAAATCAACATCGGTTTCTACGAGTTTTTTACCTCTTCATCCGTGTCCTCATCGTCTCCGTATCCAGAAAGCATTGCGATCTCGCTATAAATGCCAACCATCTCACCGCCCGGAAACAGAATGGCCGCAAGATCAACCGGGCTGGCCGCACCAAAATGCGCCTGCAGCTCCTTGTCCTTTAATGACGGCTCCTGTACGCCCTCAACGACAATTAGACTCTGTGCCTTATAGATTTTAGACACGTCAATATCACCCTTTTTGCTCTTGGCCGCCGCCAGTAAACTGCCGTAAGTATTGCCAGACAGCGCCTTGATCTTTACACTAACATCCGTGCCCATGATCTTTGACAGATGCTTTGCACGCACTTCCTTGGTCGGAACCTCTGTAATGAGACCCCTGTCAATCTTCATCAGCGCATCAATTGATACAATTCCCATAGTCTTATCCTCCCTACGCGATAATAAAATCAAGGAACTCCCAATCTTCAAAAGTGAAATCATAGGAGTCCTCAGTTTCTTTTCCAGCTTCCCAATCCATCAAAGTTGCCTTGCCAAATTTGCATCCATACAATGCCACGCGCTCCGCTCCATATGCATCCGGATCTTCCAGGCGCATTATTATTTTTACACTTAAGGTTCTTCCCTGTTTAAGCGCATCGGACATTCTTTTTGCGATATTACTTCTCACATGATACATTTTGAGAGAACCTTTTCCCTCCATCTTCTTCAGTTTCTTTCCATCAATCAAATGACGGGGGCGAGAAATATCTCCATATGTAACATCTAATTCCGCTTTTCCAGCCTCAACTTCCCCCAAATAATCATCATCTACCCAAGCTTCACCAAAAGAACCATTCATAACACGGTTCGAATCAAGTTCTTTCATTTTTTACCTCCTACACATTAATAACAAGGTCAACATCCTCGATTGCATCCACCAACACAACCGTTGCACGCAGGAACACATGAGCCCCAGTGTTTGCAACCTTTACCTCATCATCCGACAGGCCTTCCAACTTCTTTGTGCTGCCATTGATAGTTACATCCTTGCCAAGTCCTTCAAGATAAGTACGCTGCGCGGTAATATCAACTTCCGCTGCGCCGGACTCGATCACGCCTTCGCTGGCCAAGGTTTTAAAATAGCTGTTGATCGCAGTAATCAGCAGACACTTGTTGTTATAGCTGTTCGCATATTTGCCGATATAGTTGTCCTGGACCGTAGACTGAATGTCCGTCTTAATCATGTCCATGCACTCAACCAGTTTAATCTTCTTAAAGGAATCGCCCTTGGTTCCGGTTGTGGTCACAAAAGAGGTGACCGCGCGGTCCAGTTTCACTTTCTCACCGTCCCAGATAGCAATCAGCTTTCCGGCACCAACAGCTGTATCGCGGTCTTCCTTGTTCAGCCTGGAAGTGTCCTCGAAATCCGTTAACGGCGCATAGGTTGCGCTGATTGTCAGATCAGTCCCTGCCAGCAGCCCGGCAATTCTCGGCGTGCACTGTTCCGGCGTATATTCCTCTGTGGTAGGCTCTCCGTCTGCTGTCTCTACGCGGTAAAGGGAAGATGTCCAGTTAATGATACCTTCGCAATCCGCCGCATTCGCGTTCGGAAGCACCGCCTTGATCATAATGTCATTCTGCCTCTGGGTTTTCACCCAGGAAATAATATCCCCAGTCTTTCCATCTGTCTCAACGGTAGGAATAGCCAGCCACTGGAATACTTCGGTTTCCAGGTACTCCATCATATCCGCATACAGCTGCGCATCCTGCTCTCCTTTTACAGGCATCACATAGACGAGCACCTTTAACGGCGCCTTGCTGTAGCCAGTCAGGCAGTCTTTAATGTAGCCTGCATTGGTTTCCGATAATTCTGCCGGGATATTGGACACGTCCCGGATTGTGTAAGACTTCGGTGTACTGCTTACGCTGGCATCTCTTAACACCAGCGCCACAATTCCACGGGATCCTCTCTCGATCAGGCTGGCTGCCTTCTCGACAAAGGTAATAGAAATACTCGGCGATAATAATTTAGCCATTTGAATCTCCTTTCGTTGTCAGTTCGGTATGCAGATGTTCCATTTTTTCGCCTGTCTCCGGTTTCTGGGTGCTCTCCCACCAGTCCAGTCCAAAGGATATCTGCAAGATGTTGTTCGTATCCCCAATGTATTCGTACGAATACCTGAGCACCCTGAGCTGCCTGCCACCAATCGGAAGCAGCATACCCAGATGATTTTCTATCTCATCGGCCTTTGTCAGGTTGTCCAGCTGATCCGGAACTCTCTGAACATAGGTGATAAGTACGGAACAGGTTTTGTGCAGCATGTTGCGGGTCTGCCGGTCCACTCCGGCCGGCACGCACTCCACAAAAAAATACGGCGGCACTGCTTTATCCACAGTGTCATTGCCGTATCGTGTGATTTTTGTATACATTTCTTTCAAAATTCCATTTACAGTGCGGATCACATCCGCATAACTGACATCAAACATGATCCGCCTCCTTTACTGCATGGTCCTTCGATTCTGTGCACATGAGTTCCAGGTAATAATGATCTTCCAGCGGGTTCGTAATGTAATTGATCTGAAACTGACGGCCATTGTACGCTACGACATCTTTTTCCATCACGTCCGTGTATCGGATCGTAATCTTATACATCAAATCATTTACATTCTTGAAATACTCAAGCTGTTCCTTTCCTCTGACCGGTCTTAACTCGGCCCAACAGGACTTAAGCGGGGCAAGCTCCTGAGTAGCATTACCCAGACCATCCTCTGTCTCCTGGTACCGCATAATGGTAATCCGGTGCTTCAATCGCCCTGGATTGATTCCTTTCACCTGGCTCACACCTCTGCACCCTCTTCCATGCTGTACTTAACCTGGAGCTGCAGGATGATGGACTGGAAGGTATATTCAATCCGCTTTTTCATCTGCTGCTCCGACTGCATCAGTTCGCGGTTATCGTACATGTTCTGTACAATGGCCGCCAGAAGAATCTGCGCTGTTGGATCCGTATCATCGTACTTACCAACAGCAGACCGGATATATTCCGCCCCGGCCTGCATCATGCTCTGAATCAGCGCATCCTCCTCATCTCCGTCAATGCGAAGATAAAGTTTTACGTCTTCCAGTTTCATCCGTCACATACTCCTTATGAACCTGTTACAGTATTGTCATCCACAGTAACAACACCATTTACCAG